CCCCTAGTTGTGTCCGAAGGAAATTTAAGTTATCCTCTTAAATTCGGTCTCCCTTGTCTATAAACGCACAACTCACACCCTAATCGTATAATAAAAAAACTCCGAAATATTTTGTTTATTCAAAAATAATACTTTCCTTTGCCCCTGTAGAAACCAACTCATTATTTTATTAACATTTAAAATTCATACGATTATGCAGAAATTTATTATTTCAGTTAAAGGAAAAGCTACTGGTCATGATGTTGTTCCGCCTTATATTGTTAATTCTCTCGATGGTCTTGGAAAATATTCTGAGCGAATGTCTTCGTTGGGCTTTATCATTATTGTGGATTCGATTAAAGAAGAAAATGATTTTGTTTATTTTAAATCTCAAGACAATGAAAAGTAGTAATATCTGGAAAATTGTAATTGGCGCTATTTCTGCTGCTCTTGGTTACATTCTTAATGCAATTGGCCTATGAATCGTGCTCTTCTGTATTTTTTGGATGATTTGCTACAGCTTAACTTCCATTTTACGATAACGAGTGCTCTTCGTACTAAGGCTCAGAATGAAGCCGCTGGAGGAGCTCCTAACTCTCAGCATCTGATAGGTGAGGCTATTGATTTTAAGCCTTATGGTTCTACAACTTATGATCAGTTGCTCTCCTATATTATGGATAATGTTGCTTATGACCAATTCATTACTTATGATGGGTTTATGCACATTTCCTTTAGTTTAAAAAATCGTCATCAACATATAGAAAAACGAAAATGAAATACACTCCGGAATTGCTTAAAGCTGTTGACCATTGTCAGCATCGTTCATTTATTACCAACAAATATAACGGTAAGCGTATCGCAGTAGATTGCGGTCAATGTGACTACTGTATCTACAAGCGAGCTCAAAAGGCGTCCATGCGTGTGAAGACCGCTGGAAGTGCCTTCGAACATTGTTGGTTTGTTACGCTCACCTATGATAATGAACACATTCCTCTATTCAATTGTGAAGTATACTATTCTGAATACGATGATGTTTTAAGTGATTCCGGTGTTGTTCATGGTTATGAGAAACATGCTCATGTTCCGGTGTCTAAGTTTTGCACCACTGATCCTCAGCGATTGCAGCATATATACTTTACACAAGTACAAGGTACAGTACCTTATAATCGTGAGATAGGTCAATATGAGCCGATTAGAGATAATTGGTTTCTTTCTATGGATGCTATCCGTTCCTTTATTGGTAAGACGCAGTCCGCTACACCTTACGGTAAGGATGGAGAGCTTTCCCGTAAATACGGTAATAACCTTATCCCCTATCTGAATTATGTAGATGTTCAGAATTATATTAAACGATTACGTAAACATTTAGCTAGATATACCAATGAAAAGATATCTTTTTACGCTGTGGGAGAATATGGTCCAGTCCATTTCCGCCCGCATTTCCATTTGTTACTATTCTTCAACTCGAAGGAAATCGTCGATGTCCTTCGAGAGTGTCATAGTAAAAGTTGGAAGCTCGGTCGTTCAGATATCCAACGTTCCGACGGTGGATGTTCATCGTACGTTGCGTCGTACGTTAACAGCTTGGCTTCTGCTCCCTCTCTTTATCGATCATGCCGCTCGTTTAAACCCCGATCCAGAGCCTCTCTTGGATTCTTTGAAAAAGGCGAGACATTCGATGAAGGTGAAGATGTCTATGCGCAAATTGAAACGAAAATCGATTCAGTCATTAATGGACGAGAGTATAACTTTAATGGCATCGTTGTCAACTCGACTGCCCCCTTATCGTATATCCGTTCCTTACTCCCCAGATTTTCAGGAGCTCGCAGTGATGATCCTGTTGCGATACATAGAGTTATTAGTGCTGTTGGAACAGCACCGAAAAGAATCGCACGCTTCGGTATCATAGATTATGATAGTGATTCTATCTTGTCTATCGTGCGTGCTTACTATAAATATATAACTTTAAATCATATCTTGACTGATGATGATAAGATTGTATTACATAATGCTAGGTGCCTTACTAGGTTCGTTAACAGTTCTAGTGATGTCGATGTTGAATATTTTATTAATAAGCTATATCGGCTGTTCCTTTATGTCTCTAAGTTCCTCCGGAATTGGCATCTCCCTGGCATCGGTGATGATTTGTATCCTTATGCCGCCCGTATTAATTTTATCATTAAAACAGGAATAGAATATGAAAAGAAAGCGGACTATGTACGAATGTGTGATTCGTTGCGAATACAAGAAACATGTGAATTCCCTTTGTTGCGATATTTTTACCTACCAGCCTCAGGATGTGAAAGGTCAATTGTTAAGGAGGAAGAAGACGGAACCTTTTCCGACTACACTATTCGAGATGTTATGGCCGGAATCAAACCAACCGTCTTATACTTTGATGACCCCCGAAAATTATTACTTTCCCCAGCTCTTTCTCGTCTGGTCGGACCATCCTTTAAAGCCTCGCAACCTGCAAATTACAACGATTTGTGCGACGACTTACAAAGGTGTCTTTATAACCGTGCATCGAAGTTCTGCCGTGATATGATTAAACATAAGAAGTTAAATGACGCTAACAATATATTTAACCGTATGGTCTAATTTAATTAAATTAATTATCAATGAGTGATTTTAATCCGCTAGACCGAGCGAAAGTTGCCGTTCATCGCTCTTCCTTTGACTTGTCTAGTAAAAAGTTGTTTACGGCAAAAGTTGGTGAGATTCTGCCTGTCTATTGGCAGATTGCCATTCCTAGTACTAAGTATCGTATCTCTTCCGATTGGTTTACTCGTACCGTTCCTGTTAATACGGCTGCTTATACCCGTATTAAAGAGTATTATGATTTCTACGCTGTACCTCTACGTTTGATTTCTCGTGCTCTGCCGCAAGCGTTTACCCAGATGTCCGATTATATGACTTCTGCTGCTAGTTACAATGAGAACACTACTCAACTTACTCAAGTTCCTTATGTTCAACAGTCTCATATAAGCTCTTACTTGCAGGCGACGAATGCTAATGACCAGACTAATACCCGTGATGATGCTGGTTTACCGTTAGTTTATGGTTCTTGTAAGCTGCTTGATATGCTTGGTTATGGTTCTATGGTTGGAACTGGTAATACTGCTAAAGCTGCCATCACTCAGAAGTATTTAGGTCTTGACAAACTGTCAGACGGTGTTAATCCATTGGTTTTCGCTACACCTCAAACTGTTAATATTCTTCCTCTTCTTACGTATCAGAAAATTTATTATGACGCTTTTTCAAATTCGCAATGGGAAAAGCATCTAGCATATGCATATAATGTAGACTATTGGACTGGAGATTCTCCCATTACTCTTTCTGTCGATATGTTGAAACTTCGTTATGCTAATTATCCGAAAGACTACTTTATGGGTATGCTCCCTAATTCTCAATATGGTTCGGTAGCTGTTTTACCTGGGACATATAACGTTAATGGTACGTCTAACTCTATTGTTTCTGTTGGTAATCCTAATGTGGACTATGTCGTTAATCCTGCTTCTTCTACAACTGTCGTTTCTTCTGGTACGTTCTCCTCTCAGCGTGCTGTCCAGCTTAATTCTGACCTTTCCGCCCTCTCAATCCGTGCGACAGAATACCTTCAACGTTGGAAAGAAGTAGTACAATTCTCTAGTAAGGATTATTCAGATCAGATGGCCGCCCAGTTTGGTATTAAAGCCCCTGAATACATGGGAAACCATTGTCATTATATTGGAGGTTGGTCTAGTGTAATCAATATTAATGAGGTAGTTAATACTAACCTTGATACTGATTCTTCGCAGGCTTCTGTTGCCGGTAAAGGTGTTTCTAGTAACTCCGGTCATACTATTACTTATGACTGTGGTGCTGAACATCAGGTTATTATGTGTGTTTATCATGCTGTTCCTATGTTGGATTGGAATCTTACTGGCCAGAATCCTCAATTGACCGTAACTGCTATATCTGACTTCCCTCAACCTGCATTCGATCAACTTGGTATGCAAGCCGTCCCAGCTTTGAATCTTCATAATAATCCTGGTCTTAAGGCCTCTGGTGCTCTTGGATATAATCTCCGTTATTGGCAATGGAAATCTAATATTGATACCGTCCATGCTGGTTTCCGTAATGGTGCTGCGTATCAAGCTTGGGCTGCCCCCTTGAATGGCTACCAAGTGTTAACTGGTTCCGGTGCTTGGTCTTATCAGTCTATGAAGGTTCGTCCTCAGCAATTGAATTCTATCTTCGTTCCGCAGATCGATGCTGCGAACTGTTCTGTTGCGTTTGACCAATTGCTTTGTAATGTTAATTTCCAAGTTTATGCCGTTCAGAACTTGGATCGAAATGGTTTACCTTATTAATTATGTGTCGTTATGAGAAAATTTGATTTTACTCCTGAGATTATTCCTGATACTTATCAACCTCAATTGATTGAAGGTAATCCGTGTTATCAGGCTTCTGCTTATGACTCTGTTATGTATGATGAAACTCCTGATGGTGATTTGATTCAATGCGATATGACTCAGATTCTTTTGAATCAGGAAAAATACCGTCGCCTTCTTGGTGATATGAATGTGAATAACATTTTGGCTCAGATGCACCCTACTCAGTCTACTACGATGGATCAGATGACGGATGAAGAACGTTTCAATTGTGTTATTTCTCGTCATTGTCAGACTATGTCTGAACGTCAGGCTGTATTGTCTGAATTGGCTTCTCAACGTTCTGAGTTATCTAAGTTCGCTGAATCTATGTTGGCAGAGCAACAGTCAGAGCCCGCCACTGAGGCGTCCGCCCCTGCTGGTGTTGCGTCATGAGATTCCTAGAGATAGGAGAGAGCTTTCTCTCCTCTAATGATAAATGTATTGCTCCTCTTGTTCTTGGAGGCATTATCGCTGCTGGTACTTCTCTTGCTGGTAATGCTATTGGTGCTGTAAATAATAATAAAACCAACCAGACCTCTATAGACATTAACCGTGAGAATAACATGTTTAACTCCGAACAGGCTCAGATTCAGCGTGATTGGCAAGAAAAGATGTGGGGTATGAATAATTCTTATAATTCTCCCAATGCTATGATCTCTCGCGGTTTGAATCCGTTTATTGGTTCTTCTGCTGGTGCTGGTGTTTCTAGGTCCCCCGCTTCTGGAGGTTCTGCTGCTCAATCCGCTGGTATGCCTTCTCTTCAAGCCTTCCGCCCTGATTTCTCTGATGTTGGCGCCTCTCTTGCTTCTATGGCTCAGGCTCGTGCTGCTATGATGAATGCCGAACAGAATGCTGCTCTTACACCTTATCGCATGCTGGAGCTCCTTGGTAACACGAATTATCGTAATATTGGCATTGGCCAGTCAGGTTACTGGAATGCTTCCACTGGCAGGGAATCTGCTCTTTTAGACCAGTCTAAGGAATATCAGGAACTCAAAAATATGGAGTTTGCTGGTCGTCTTACTTCTGCCCAAGAGGCACAGATTTTGCTTGATGCTGAGGCTCAACAGACACTTAATAAGTATCTTGATGAACAACAGCAAGCTGATTTATTCATTAAAGGTCAGACTTTATCCAATCTCTACGCTCAAGGTGCGCTTACTGAGGCTCAATACAAGCATGAGATGGCCGAGGCTGTTAAAACATCTGCTGAGACTAATGGCCTTAGGATTCAGAACAGAATCGCTGAAGCAACCGCTGATTCTTTGATCTATGCTAATATCCAGTCTAATCGTGCTCGTGGTTTAGGTTCATTATGGGATTTTAAGAATATGAATGTTCTTAAGAATGTGGAGTATTCTAAAGAAAAGGCTGTTCGTGATTATTATAAATGGTCTGCTAAAGAGAAACAAAAAGACGTTGATTCTTATGGTTTGCGCAATGCTATAGATTATACATCTCGTATTTTCCAAGGCGCAGGTAATGTAATTGGAGCTATGCGCCCCGGTGCTCAGGTCTTTCGTAATGATTAAGGCCCTCGTAATACTACTATTTATAATAGTTCCAATGGTATCAGTTATTAACCTATTCTTTTACGATAACATTCTTCAGGAACTAAAAGCCCATCACGGCGTTTGAGTGATATACACCGGCCGGCCGCCTAGGCCCTGATCGAAAAACGGAGCGGAGCGACTTCCATAGAGAAGCGTTTCCGCTTCGGTATTTTAGCACGTAGGTGCGCAAAGGCAGGTTCTATCTGACCTGCCGTGCCTATACACCCTGTATACATCCACTTTGTTATTCAAGCGAAGCCCCTAGTTGTGTCCGAAGGAAATTTAAGTTATCCTCTTAAATTCGGTCTCCCTTGTCTATAAACGCACAACTCACACCCTAATCGTATAATAAAAAAA